TACGGCTCCTCTGGCTATAGAACCGCCTAGACCCTTGCCCCCGACCCCTGGAATCAATTTAAAAATATTTTTAGCACCAAAATAACTTAATGCTCCCGCACCGAGTGTTAATGCAGCTACTTTGTCAAATGCGACACCGGCACCTTCAGGAGATAGTTGTGCTTGGTTATCTCTACGTACTTCATACCCCTCATAAGTAGCGTAATCCTTTTTGAATTTAGATTTACCTCTTACGTTGATAGCAAATTCTACATAATGCTGAAGGTCACTTGCCCCCAGATTAGATGGGTATTTTAATACATCAAGTTCATGTCTATCTCTATACTTAGTGTCAGAAAGAATAGGAGACGTACGAGATCTCATAAGATCTTGCTGTCTACGTTCCTCTACTGCATCATCGTTACTAGTAGTGTCTGCCATTAGGCACCCTATAAATAAAGGATATTATTTATTTATATCAATATGTATACCAATACCTACAAGGGTAAGTTTAAACCCTCAAATTCTAAAAAATATCATGGAGATCTAAACAATATTGTATATAGATCTCTCTGGGAACTCAGATTCATGAAATGGTGTGACACTAATTCAAATATACTTGAATGGGGATCAGAAACAATCGTCATCCCGTACAAGTCTCCTGTTGATAATAAATTTCATAGATATTTCGTTGATTTTTATATCAAAGTTAAAGACCGAACAGGGAATATCCAAAGATATCTTATAGAAATTAAACCTGAAAAATTTACTAAGCCTCCGGCAATCCCTAAAAGAAAAACTAAACAATTCATTGATGAAGTATTTCAATATGGAGTTAATGAAGCTAAATGGAAAGCGGCATTTGAATTCTGCGAAGATAGAAAATGGAAATTTATGATATTGACTGAGAAAGATTTAGGATTACAAAATACTAATAAATAATAATTATGGCAGAAAATTTATTCAATAATATACGAAAAGAATCAGGTGACACTGAGAAATCATACTCTTGGTACAGAGATCAGATCAAAAAATTGGGAGCAGTTAGACCAGACACTTTATTTAAAAACTCTACTCTAACTAATCGGTTGTTACCAGGTGAGATGTATTTGTTTATGTATGATCCAAAACATAAAGAAACACTTCCATATTATGACATGTTTCCATTAGTTTTACCCTTTAGAATAGTTGAAAATGGTTTCTACGGAATAAACATTCATTATCTACCATATTTAGTAAGATTCAAACTTTTAGGTAGATTATCTGAATTGGCTACAGATGATAAAATGAACGACAAGACAAGAATAGCTATTTCCTGGAAAGTATTACAATCTTCTTCTGCATATTCCCCTGTTAATGCTTGTGTGAAACATTATCTAGAGAAACAACTTAAATCTAGATTCCTAAGAATACCTTATCCAGATTGGGTAACTGCTTCACAACTGCCTATAGAGCGATTCGTTGGAGCTAGTAAAACACAAGTATGGAAAGACAGTCAAAGTAAATACTAATGGCAAAGTCAACATTCAATTTAGATAATTTTAAAGCTGAAGTCCTTAACAGAGGGCTAGCTAGAAATAATCGTTTTGAAGTTCTACTTACACCTCCAGCGGGACTAATCAATGGAGTAGAGCAATCTAAATTAGTAAGCTTATTAGCAGAATCTACAAATTTTCCTCCTATTAACGTAGGAGTTACGTCCCAAAGAATATTTGGACCAAGTTATCAGAGACCTAAATTTATAGAGTTCGGTGGCGATAATATAGTTATTAATTTTCTAGTCGATAAAGACATGGTTGTTAAAACATTTTTTGAAGACTGGATTGAGTTAATAATAGAGCCAGACACATATGTAGTAGGGTATCAAGATGAATATGTCGTTGATTTTCAAATTAATCAATTAGACGAAGCTGATAACATACTATATACAGTAGATATATTTGACGCCTTCCCAAGATCAGTAAATATAATGGATTTGAGTAACAACAATACAAATAGCTTTCATAGATTAGCAGTATCATTTGCATATCGCTATTGGTCTTCTAAAGGAAGATCAGAAAAGAAAAATCCTGTGATTATACCACAGGCAAGGTTTCGGGAACAATATGATTCTTGGAAATCTAAACAAAATAAACCGAGTAATTGGAAAGATAATGTTATCGTTCCTACAGAAGGATCATCTACTACCACAGAATACCCGGGTCAATAATTAGGAGTTATTATGGCTTTACCAAAACTTGAAGTGCCTACCTATAGTGTAAAATTGCCTTCATCTGGACAAAATGTAGTTTATAGACCCTTTTTAGTTAAAGAACATAAAATTCTTTTAACTTTAATGGAGTCTGAAACTGAAGAAATATCAAGAGTTGTTACTGATTTAGTTGATGCTTGCACATTTAATAAATTAGATGTCAATAAATTGGCCAGTTTCGATATTGAATATTTGTTCTTATTATTAAGAGCAAGGTCAATAGGTGAAACAATGGATTTAATTATGACATGCAAAAATTGTTCACATAAGAATGAAGTAACTGTAAATTTACTAGATGCGAAAGTAAACAAATCTGACAATCATAGTAATGTTGTTAAAATAGGTGAGGATCTTTCTATTGTTATGAAATATCCTAAAATTAAAGATACTTTGTATTTCTTTAAAAATAATAATCAAGAAGAAATTTTCGATTTTGTAGTAAATAGTATAGATTCAGTAATTCTCAATGATGAAGTATTTGATGCAAAAGAACAAACTAAAGAAGAACTTGATATTTTTGTAAATAGTATGACTAAAGATCAGTTTGATAAAATGGAAGAATTTTTTACTACTATGCCTAAACTTACACAAAATATTAGCAAGGTGTGTGATAATTGTAATGCAATAAATGAGACCGTGTTGGAGGGCCTTGAAAATTTTTTCGTCTAAGTCTTTCTCAGGAAAACTTATCTAATTATTTTAGATTAACATTTTCTCTAATGCAACATCACAAATATTCATTAACTGAATTAGAGAATATGATACCCTGGGAAAGAGAAATATACGTGATTTTATTGACTCAACATATCAGAGAAGAAAACGAGAGATTAAAGAATCAACAAAATGAATGACAAAAAAGTAGGTAGACCTGATATTTCTTTAAGAGAAATTGCTAATCAGCTAAAAAAGAATGCTGAAAATCAGCACAAAGATTTTATAGCTGGAGCTGTTCTAAACAGAAAAGAATTAAATGATTTAGAGCAGGGCATTAATCGTCTTAATAAAAATTTAGAAAAACTTACTAAAATTATTTCAAGTAGTTCTGTACTTGAAAAATCTATGTCTGTCCAATCTAAAGGTGCCCGTAGATTTACAGGTGGCAGTGCTGAAATAGTAACTAATCCTCAAATGGGTAGAATGCTTAAAGAGGATAAGCGTGCAGTAAATGTCAGAGACTTATTTGGTAATTTTTTCAATAAAGATACTAAGTCGCAGGATAATTATTTTTTTCAATCTGGTTCTCAAGCTAGACAACGTGAAGAACTGAAAATTAAAATGAAGAAAGGTGAGATTGATCAACAAGAATTTGACGAAATGAGTCAAAAGATCGGTACTACTGGGGGCTTCAAAGATTTCTTTAAAGATTTTAAGGCAGGGCTTCAGGATGCTGTTAATTTTTTCACCAATAAAAATGTAGTGCAAACTGAACAGACAATTGCTAAAGAAGAAAAAGCTAAAAATGAGGTAGTGAAAACAAAAGCTGAAGGTGAAACTAAAAATGTAGTGTTTAATAAAATTCTAGGCGAAGTAAGTATTATAAGAAAAATACTTGAATCAAGTATGAAAAGACCTAGAGCAGAAAGAACACCTAGACAACCGACTTCAGCATCAAGAACTGGGACTGATGTTGCTATATACAGAAATAGACCATCCCGCTCTAATAGAATGTTACCTAATCAATCAAATATTATAGATGTTTCTGCAAGAGAGATTAAAAAGGTACCTTTATTAGCGGGCCCTGCCCCGGCAGCAACAGTGCAAGCTTTGCCTTCACCTACAAAACCTATGCTTCCAAACGAATCTAATATTATAGACGTGGAAGCCAAACCTCCAGGGCAAAATGAAGGTGGAATAAATGTCGGGGATATATCATTAGGAGGGATCGCAACTGCAGGTAAAACTGGATCAAAACTTGGTGGATTTCTAAGAGGTGCTGGTAGAATTTTGGGTAAGGCCGCATTACCTTTAGCGTTGGCTACTAGTGCATATGAAGGATATCAGGGTTTCACTGAAGCTAAAGATAATTTGGATATTAAAGATAGAGAAGCTACACTTGGTGAGAAGTTATCTTCAGCTGGAGGTAGCATAGTATCTGGATTAACATTTGGTTTATTGGATAAAAAAGATGCTTCTAAAGGTATAGCTAAATTTTTTGGTGCTGGCGAATCTGCTAGCAATATGACGGCTGTTCCTAAATCAGAAAATGTATCGCAACTATCACAAGAAAATGCTACATTGAAAGAACAAGGCGGCAAGGCAAATAATACAGTAATCAATAATGTTACTCAAGCACCAGCGCAACAACCTGCTACAGC